ATAGAGGAGTCCATGTCCAGTGTTGCATTCAAAGGCTATCTCAAAGGCAACTGCATGAAGTACCTGTGGCGCTATGACTACAAAGGCAAGCAGGTAGAAGACTTAAAGAAAGCTGGTTGGTACTTAAACAAATTAACAGAGATGGTTATAGAGGAGAATAAATAATGGATCAGTATCAACAGTTTATACACAAGAGTCGCTACGCACGTTGGCTACCTGAAGAAGGCAGACGCGAGCGCTGGGACGAAACAGTCAACCGCTATGTAAACTTCTGGGTTGATCGTGGTCAGCTAGACGACAAGACAGCACTAAAGCTTTTTAACGCTATCCACAACTTAGATGTTATGCCGTCCATGCGCTGTATGATGACAGCAGGGCCAGCATTAGCTAAGGACAACGTAGCAGGCTTTAACTGTAGCTATCTGCACATTGACTCACCGCGTAGCTTTGACGAGCTGATGTACGTTCTTATGTGCGGTACAGGCGTAGGCTTCAGCGTAGAGCGTAACTTCATTAACAAGCTCCCTGTAGTGGCTGAGACATTCCACCCAACAGACAGCGTCATTGTCGTAAGCGACAGCAAGATTGGCTGGGCTTCAGCGTTTCGTGAACTAATCAGCCTGTTGTATGCTGGTAAAATCCCTAAGTGGGACATGCACAAGATTAGACCTGCTGGCGCTCGACTGAAGACTTTTGGCGGTCGTGCAAGCGGCCCTGATCCGCTGATTGATCTGTTCAATTTCTGTGTGGGTATGTTCCAGAAGGCCGCAGGACGTAAGCTCACGAGCATCGAGTGTCACGACATCTGCTGTAAAATAGCGGACATTGTAGTGGTCGGCGGTGTGCGTAGATCAGCATTGATTAGCTTGTCTAACTTGTCAGACCCGCGTATGGCGAAAGCTAAATATGGCAACTGGTGGGACACAGAAGGGCAGCGTAGGCTTGCTAACAACTCTGTAGCCTACACAGAGAAGCCAGACTTTGAATCGTTCTTGTCAGAGATGCAGAGCATGTACGAAAGCAAAGCAGGTGAGCGTGGTATCTTCAGCCGCATAGCAGCTAAGAACATTGCAGCCCGTAACGGACGTAGAGACGCTGATCAAGACTTTGGAACTAACCCATGCTCTGAGATCATCCTGCGCTCTAACCAGTTCTGTAACCTCTCAGAGATCGTTGTACGCGCAGAAGACACGCTGGACACACTGAAGGCTAAGGCAGAAGTAGCAGCGATCATAGGCACGTTACAAGCCACTCTGACAGACTTCCGTTACCTGCGTAGCTGCTGGAAGAAGAACACAGAAGAAGAAGCTCTGCTGGGCGTTAGCATGACAGGTATTATGGATCATTATCTATTAGGTAAAAGCTCTCCAGACTTGTCTAAGTGGTTGGAGGAGATACGAGATGTGGCTGTGGCAACTAACAAGAAGTGGGCTGTTAAACTTGGCATCAATCAGTCTGCGGCTATTACATGCGTTAAGCCAAGTGGTACTGTTTCTCAGCTTGTCGATTCTGCTTCTGGCATTCACCCTCGCTTTTCTGAGTATTACATTCGCAGGGTACGTTCAGACAAGAAAGACCCACTTGCAGCGTTTATGTCAGCAAAGGGTTTCCCAGTAGAACAAGATGTGATGAGCGAAGCGTCTCTGGTGTTTGGCTTCCCTGTTAAAGCACCGAAGGGCGGTACAACAGTTAAGCAAGTAGGCGCTATGCAGCAGCTACAGCTATGGAAGGACTATCAGAACTTCTGGTGTGAACATAAGCCAAGTATTACTGTGTACTATACGGACAGCGAGTTCTTGCAAGTAGCACAGTGGATATGGGAGAACTTTGACATCTGTAGTGGTATTAGCTTGTTGCCAGTGAGTGATCATATTTATCAGCAAGCTCCGTATGAAGACATCACTGCTGAGAAGTACAAGGAACTACTAGCGGCTATGCCTGTAGATATTGACTGGGAAGACCTGAAGTACTTTGAAGAAGAAGATAATACAACAGGTTCTCAAGAGTTGGCGTGTGTTGGTGGAGCTTGTGAGATAGTGTAGCTTATAATTAACATTGTACATTGTATGAAACAAAAGCCCTATAGAACACTCTATAGGGCTTTTTTGTTTACTGTTGAGTTACCTTCTCTGTTAAGGCGTTATAAATAATACGACCTGTTTTAAACTTACCTGACTGTAAAAGTTGTAGCTGGTTTCTTGTAATATCCTCACTAAGAAGAACTTTCATAAGCTCTGGATTCTTATAAGCTTCCTTTAGAATTTTACTAGACGCTTCTACTCCTAAGTTCTGTAGTGCTTTAGTAGCGGCGTTGGAAGCTGTACCAGCCAACACAATAGAAGAAGAACCAAATAATAAATTAACCCCTTTTAAAGCAGCTAACTTAGCAGCTAGAACTAAGGCAGGGCTTGTTTGAGACGCTTCTACTCTTGTATAGCCTCTTTTAGCAGACAAAGACTTACTTATCTTACTAACGTCTCTGAGCAATAATTCCAAACCTTTCTGCTCGGCAGTGTTAAACACAGAAGTCAACGGCTTAAACTCTTTTAAAATCTTTTCAAAACTAACAGGATCAATAATCTCTACGTTGCCTTTACCTGCTACTTGCGAATCAACAATTTTCATTGATTGAGCAACCACACGATTAGCAATCTGCTCTTTAAATACAGAAAGAGCTTCTTTGTTGGTGCTTAAAAGCTTACGAAACCGCGCAGAAACTTGCATAGGACTTGAAGATTTAAGAATAACATCCATAACCTGCTCTGGCGTCATGTTCGTCACTCCATAGAAGTCGTCAAGACGCGCTACTTCTGCTGCTGTTTCAGCATTTTGCACTACTTTTCCTTGAGACCTAGCCTTTTTCTTAGCTGCTTTAATAGCTTCACCTACTGCTGGGAATCTTTCTATCCAAGAAGAATGAGCAGTTTCAAAGGCCTTAAAATCTTCTAGTTTGTTGGGGTTTACCTGAGCCTGAAACTTAGCAAGAAGAAATCCTTCAGCCTGTTTTAAAGCGTTAGACTGAGCAGCTGTGCTGTTAGAAGTTGCTAAATTAAAGACTTCTTCCATCTCTCTAGCAACAATATCCATGTCAGTTTGCTTGGCTGCTTGGCCGCCTAACATTGTCTCTAGTTTTTTCTCTTTAACTGCCTTTTTAGTTTTAGGTACAAAAGTACCTCTAGTAAAAGTATCATGTATTTTTTTAGAGAAAGCAGTAGCCGCTAAATAGTATTCACGAAGTTGAGGATTAACGCTTTCGACACCTAGTGTAATATTGTCTAAAGCAGCTTGTTGAGCTTCTCCTAGAGCTTTCTGATTATACTGAAAAGTAGGGTCTGTGGCTGCGTTTGCACTTCTAGCCATAGAGTTGAGCTTGCTTCTTAAATCTCTAAGAACAAGAGGAGCTTCCATAGTTTGTAGCGGTGCGTCAGGCCATTTAACTTTCACGCCTGCTTTAGCTAACCTCTTCTTGTTATCAGGAGTAACTTCAAACGTCTTCCAGCCTTTACCTGTACGGGCAACACCTTTTCCTAGAATGTTGGAAAACTCCTCAGCAGGTAAGACTGCTTGTGAGCTAGAGTTAGCAACAATTGTTTCAACAGCATCTACTAAAGGTTTAGTTGGTATCTTTACAGAGTCGTTTATAGGCTGCCATAGGTTGCTTTCTTGTTGTTTAATATCTGCGTATATTTTATTAAAAGATTCCTCAAACTCTTTTGACATTTTAGTAACATCGCCATCATAAATCTTTAAAAGCTTAGCAAGCTTTTCTGTCTCAATCATAACTCTATCGTCTACCTGAGCTACCAAGTCGTTTTGTATCTTAGGCAAGAATTCTTTTAAAGCTGTCCAATCTAAATAACCGCCTTCTGTCTTCATTAAAGTTTCTAATTCTCGCGCTAATGAATACTGAGCTTGGTCAACTTGATCGTCTACAAAACCTGCAAAAATACTGTCTTCAGCGGCTAACGCTCTTTCTAAAGTAAGAATTCCTGAGTCATCTGTTTTTTGAGCTATAGATAAAACAGAAGCATCGTCAGCAGCTTCTAAAGCTAGTTTAGCTTCTAACGGGCTATCACTCTCTCCTCTAATTCGTTGACGAGCTAAAGTTACCGCGTCTTCTCCAAACTTAGCATCAAAAGCGTCTATTATTTTCTTACCTACTACCTCAACACCTGTGTCTGCGTACTTC